CGCATGGACCCTGGTAACACTTCATCACAGTATTTATTGGACAAGCCTTCATAGGTCTTCACACGATTTAGAACATAATTGGGTAGAAAAGTTGCCGAACTATAAAAAAAAGAGGAGGCACCACTTACTACACCACTTAAATCCAAATAAGAATTTTGGAGTAGTTTATTCGTGGGTTGATAGATTTTTTGGAACATTTATTAAAAATTACGAAAGTTATGTATAAATGAAAAATAGATATATATTAGAATGTTTTTATTTAGATAGATTTCATTATAGAGACCCTGGTAAACAAGTTTGGAAAATTTATAACCTAAAGAGTCAAAAATACATTCCTTCTTATTATGACACAGAAGAAGCTGGTCAAAAAATGTTAAAAATGATTTAGAACACGATTATAAATATATAGCCCTGTGGTGTAATGGTAACATTAGAATCTCTGAATCTCTGAAATTCTAGTTCTCCGTTCAAATCGGAGCAGGGCTACTGTTAGTTAAACTAATTCAACACGTTAACGGCTATTTGTCCCTAGGCGTGGGTTTAACTAACTACCTAATTTAACTGGCAAACAAATGAACTCCTTTATAGGAGAACATTGGCGAATGTTTGCGCCAAAGGTTCGCCCCGATGGATAAAAGGTTAAATTAGGATACGTGGCGGTGACTTCGACCATATCGAAGGGGCTGGTTGGTGGGAATAATGCGGTGTAGTGTAATGGTTAACACGGTAGGCCTTGAACCTATAAAACTCAGTTCGATTCTGAGTTCCGCTATTTAGAAAGGGCTTCTTATGACAGTTTTTATTAATAAACTAATAACGACAGAAAGATTTGTTAATGGAGACATAAGAGATGTTATTAACGATATTATACGAGCGTGTCAAAATATTGACCATAAAGACACAATTATAGAATTAAAACTTAAAAGCATTGAAAGCACTGTGAACAAATTGCCACCACCTGAATAGGTTGGTGGTTTTTTTATGGAGTAAGGTTTATGTTGAACAAAGTAAATGTTAATATCCCGATTCGTTGTAAAGATTTAACAGAGGACAAACAGGCTAAACTCCCTACTAAAAAAATGGGAGATGTTGGTTGGGATTTATATTGTATCCCAGATGATATGTGGCATCATTCATATTTAAATGGTCCTGATTTATATTTCGAATTAGCACCTAAACGCAGACATATATTTCATACCGGAATATCTATGGCAATTCCACAGGGTTATGCAGGTTTTATTTGGGACCGTTCGGGTCTATCTGCTAAAAAAGGTGTTCATAGATTAGCCGGTGTAATTGACTCCTCTTATCGTGGAGAAATTTTAATCTGTTTAGTCAACCTTGGAAAAGAAACGGTTCTGATTGAAAAACATGACCGTATTGCCCAAATGATTATACAAAAAGAAGAACCCTGCACTATGACATGGTCTGATTCATTAAGCGAATCAAACCGAGGCGAGAAAGGCTTTGCATCCAGTGGTAGATAAATTAGATATAGAACCGAAAAGTGGATTTTGCTAGACGTAAAAGCGGGTGAGTGATAATATGGAACTGAATAGCTACAAACTCCGGAAGTGGCGTAGATTCTGTCTGGTTCGAGACAAATCAACATGTCAGCTTTGTGCCGTAGTACCAGGAGTTCGCCGGCTTGAAGTCCACCACACTTACCCGAAATCACTTTACCCTGAACGGGCTTACCTGCTCAATAATGGAGTAACCTTGTGCGTTCGTTGTCACCGGGGTTGTGTACACGCCGAGAATACGTGGGACTTAGGTAACTGGAAGCGATTCGTTGTTGTGTTTGGCTACTGGCAGACCTTGAAACATTGGCGTGATTTTAATCAGCGTGAACAACACCGAATTGGTTGATGAGATAATGATGAATTATGTTTTGGGTAAAAATGGTATGCCAATTGAGGAACAGGACCGGGGCTATATGGTATAATGGTAAAAGGTTAACAGAAGCTCTTATTTCTGTTGGCTTTGGCAGACTTGTTAGAAGAGATGAAAGGAAAACAAAACCGTGGGTAGAATAATAGGGTACGTTATAATGTTGTTTATAGCCTTTATATTGGGTGGGCAAACAAATACAAATAGTAAAATTAATATATTTGAAACCCAATTATCCATACAAGAAAATATTGTACAACACGAAAAAGTTAAATTGCAAAACTTTATGGACAAAATATGCAAAGTGTTGCCAGAAGGAGCTTGGTTAGAAAAACAACATAACAAACAAGAAAATCATGCCCCTGCTGTAAAATCTATTTTAGAAGGCATAAATGAGAATAATTGATGATATTAAACTAGATGCAGAGGAACTTTTGTTAGGGTGAATCGAACTCATAATACGGTTTTTAAATAAAATTCCAGCGATTCCCCCTTGACAGAGGGGTATTTTATGGTAAAATGGAGGAAATGGGATAATGAATTTAAATTTTTATACAAGCCTGTCTGAAACGGGCTACGGCATAGCCGGATATAACATAATAAACGCTTTATTAAAGAAAAATATAACCGTGGCGACCTTCATGGTGGGAGGGAGGGTGTGTCCCGATTGCCCTCCTAGCGTTGTCGAATCAGTCAAACAAAGTTGTCAAAGATTTGATAATGATGCTCCTTTTGTTAAATTATGGCATCAATTTGATTTGATAAACAGAGTAGGCAGAGGACCATATTTGGGATGGCCTATTTTTGAATTGGACCAATTTAACGACCATGAATTGTTACACCTAAAGGTGCCTGATGAGCTTATTGTTTGCTCTAATTGGGCGGCAAATGTTTTAAAAGATAACGGGTTTATTAACGTACATACTGTTCCCCTGGGTGTTGATAATGACATATTTTATCCGTCTGGCATACATAATGAAAGTGGGCCGTATAAATTTTATACAGCAGGTAAATGGGAAACTCGTAAAGGACACGATATTTTAATCAATTGTTTTAGTAAAGCATTTGAATTAACTGATAATGTTGAATTACATTTGTTGACCCATAATCCATTTTTAGACGAACAACAAACCCAATACTGGACTAATCTTTGTAAGAGTTCTAAACTTGCTAACAAAATACGTATTTATGACCGAGTAGAATCTCAATCAGATGTAGCAGAATTTATGCACCAATGTGATTGTGGAGTTTTTCCTTCTAGAGCAGAAGGATGGAATTTGGAATTATTAGAAAGTATGGCATGTGGAAAACCAGTTATAACCACAAACAACACAGCACATAAGGACTATTGCAATTCAGATAATGCTCGTTTAATTGAAACACCTAACAAGGAGTTAGCCCATGATAATAAGTGGTTCTTCGGACAAGGCAATTGGGCAGAATTCGACCTAGATGAAGAAGAACAATTAATACATTATATGAAAGAATGTTATAGAGATAAACCAGACAATCCTGGAGGTCTAGATACTGCTAGACAATTTTCCTGGGATAATTCCTCCAATATATTGACAGGAGTATTAAATGGACTCACTTGCAGAATATGATATAACTGCAAAAAAAATTCTAATGACCGTAGCACCGTCTGTGGCTATAATAATTATTAATGACCCAGACCGTTTTGGCTATGTTGTTGGAGAAGTTATGAAAGCAGACTGGAAATGGAATGGTAACGGAACTAAATATGGTTATCGCAAACAAAGAGTAATTTGGGCAGTAAAGAAAATATTGAGTTCTATCAAAAAGAATCAAAAAACTTTATCTTTACATCAATTGGTTAAAGATTCTAGTAATACTATTCTAGACATAGTAGACAATAGACATAAAAGCCTAGTCGATGAATATGATTATGTTGGCTTTATAAGAAAGAAAGTAGAAAATTCTTCCGTTCTAAGTATAAGGGAAAAAGAATGTATTCTATCTTACTGTTTTGACGACGCATCTTTACGTGATACTGGAACAAAATTGGGTATCCACAGAGAGTCCGTTCGTCAAAATGTCAGACGAGGACTAAGAAAATTAGGAATAACTAATGGGAATAAGAAATGACCTAGCAAGAGGAAAATCTGGTGAAGATAAAGTTCGGGATTTATTTGAACAGGCCGGATGTGTAGTTACTAATAACGATGAAAAGGGTAAATTATCAGACCATGATTTGCTTGTATCATATGGAGACGAAAGACCTTTTACTATTGAGGTTAAAAACGATGAGTACGCTGCTAAAAGTGGCAATATTGCCATTGAAGTGTGGAATACAAGGTCAGATAAACCAAGCGGTTTAACTGCCACACAAGCTGAATGGTGGTGCCATATTACAGATACTTTGTATTTTATACAGACAAAACAATTACGAGTCATTATTGCAAATACTGCTCCATTAAGGGTGATAAATAACGCTGGAGATGGCAACGCGAGGATATTATTATATAAAACAGACAATATGCTAAAAAATTTCCTAAAAGTGGATAAGTCCAATTTAGATTTAGCCACCTTTTTTGGGGTATAATAACCATATGGGTATTATCAAATGGTTTAAAAATTTCTTTCAACCGAATAAACAGTCGGACATTAATACAGAAGTTCAAGATTTTCTAGCAAATAGTTTTGACAACCAAGATACTATCGCCACGGTTACTTTTGCAATTATGGAAAATGCCGATATTAATATCACTTGTAACTGGAACGAAGACAGTGAAGAACAAGAAGGAGGTTTATACGGATATCTATTGCACCAAATCAATAGTGGTCAATGTTCAGATATAATTTTGGGTATTTTGAAACAAACAGTAATGGAAAAAAAAGAAAATGAAGAATTTGTTAATGCAACTTTTCTAGCATGGAAGCAATTGTATGAATCTGAACCAATAGTAAAAAAAACAACCAAAGGGGAATCTGTTATTCATCCATTAAAAACATTTGGCGCATCTAATCTATGAAAAAAAAGACACAACAATTTTCTGCTAAGGGAAATCTTCGCCTAATGAAAGAAAACGAGAATAGAATTGTCTGGGAGAAATGGATACACCCCGAAGACAATCCAGACATTAAATCAGACGGTTGGGACGACGAAGAAGATATATCCTATGAAGATAAAACGGAACCAGATATTAGACAGGTAATTCTTGGTCCTGCGTCAAATATACCTATGAACCCTCTTTTGGACGAAAGGGAATATGATTTTTGGATGGGTCATTCTAATTTTAAACTAGATGACGATATTATAAAAATTATTTGCGAGTCCACAGGATTAGAATCCGTGGACATTGTTACTCCATATAGATTCCGAATTTCTGTAGGCAGGCTTTTTTCACCGAGTCGTGTAACCAATGGAATTTCTAAATCTATTGCAGAGTATTTTTCAACATGAGAGATAAAACATTTATAAATAATATTGTTGAAGAAATTCATGATTATAATATAGATGTAGAAGCACGAGAAATCTATTTACACAGTCATATATCTGGAGACCAAGATAGTGACCCTGGTGTAGATTATAGAATGGCCGCAACTTTTATCAAGAATTTGCGCTATTTAAATAACGAATCAAATAACGAGATTTTTGTACATCAATATAATATTGGTGGAGGTTGGGAACCCGGCATGGCAATATTTGACATTATTAAACAATGCCGATGCCATATCACAATGATTCTACATGGAGAAGCTAGTTCTATGGGGGCAATTATTCCGCAGGCCGCAGACCTGAGATTAATTATGCCTAATACAATGTTTTTAGTCCATGAAGGAAACATACAAGGAGTAGATGTAACTGTAAAACAGGCTCGTTCTCATCAAAAATGGTATGAACGAACTAGTAAAATTTTATTAGACATTTTTGTACACAAGAGTAGATACGGAGAATATTTTAAAGGGCAACCTCCATCAAGAGTAAAGAGTTTTATTAAAAGAAAATTAGATATGCACGAAGACTGGATTTTGTCAGCAGAAGAAGCATTACATTTTGGTTTTGTTGATGGGATAATTGGAAGCAATAAGTATCCGTCTATTAGCAAACTAAAACAATTATGAATTTTTATCATGAAATAAATTTATATGCAAAAGATAAATCTGAAAAAGAAATTTTACAAGACGCATTTCAAGCAATAGAAGCCGATGTGGACGGTATCTCTACAAATATTGTTCATTTACCAGCTATCAAAGACATCATACCTCAAAGCAAGACTCTTTCTTGCCCGATTGATTACCCCAATGGATTAAACGATACTTCTATGAGGCAACATTCTGTTATTACCGCAATTCGCAAAGGTGCCAATACGATTGATTTGGTGGTTAATTCTGTTTTTGTGGTTGATAAAAAAGAAGCAAAATTGGTCGAAGATGTCGGGGCTATTGTTCAAATTTGTAAAAAAAGTGCAGCAACATTAAGAGTAATGCTAGACTATCGTTTGTTTGAACCCAAAGTGTTTATGCGTACCGCCAAGTTGTTAGTAGATTGTGGTGTAGATTATTTTTATCCTTCAACCGGCCACTTTTTGGACAATTATATAGACAATTTGCTTGCTGCCCAAGAAATACAAAAGAAACATAAAGTTATGGTAATCGCAAATGGTAACATTTGGCACGAGACTCAATATGACAACATACACGATTCTGGGATATTTGGTATAAGATTTAAGTCTCCGCATAATTTAGCTTTTATTAAAAATGGTGTATAATAAAGCAGGATTATGATTTTAGGACCGATGAGGAATGTATGTATATATACATATGGAGTTTTTAAATGGCTGATTATACTATTTTTCAGAGCACAACCACAACTTTTGCGGTAGTTACTGGTGGCACGGTTTTAACTGCTGGCGCTGTAACAGGAACTGTTGTGGCTGCTGGTACTGCTAAAAATCTTGGCTCTAATAGAGACACTCTAGATAATTCTGCTTTAGGCATTGCCGAACCAGGGTTGTATGGAGCTACAGTTGCTAGTGGAGCCCGTGTGGGAACAACTGTGATTGACAATAGCATTACTACTGATAGCAATGACATTGGCAATCAAGAAGCTGAAAATTACCACATGAAAAGAGTGGCTTCTAATGTAGGCAAATCCGCAAGTACATCTTTAGCTTCTGGGGCTTCTGAAAAGGGTTCTAAGAGAGATAAGATTCATAATGTTCTTAGTGCCAGAATGGTGCAAGTGGCTACGGCATTGCGTGAGGGTAAATGGGATGTTTACTCTGGCTCGTTTAGTGCCGGTCCAACTGGCGTGAATGATTTCACAGATATGCATCCTGACAATGCTATTGCTAATGATGGTAATAATTTCGGATTAAAAGGTGGTTTGACATATTCAACCGCTGGTAGTTCCGTTATTACTACAGGTACTTATGAAGACAAGGGTGGTTCTACATCCTAATTAAATAAAGTCCGCCGACGAAAGTTGGCGGGCTTATTTTATGTAATAAAGTATTGTTAAACCATTCGGATAATTATGTATTGCCTAATTATAGATGACAACGAAATAGACATTAAGAAGATATGTAGATATGCTAAGTGCTCACAATCTGATTCTGCCCAAACAATAGCAGAATCTTTGCAATATTTAGACAAAGCAGAAAAATATGATGTTGTTTTTATAGACCATAAATTACCAGACGGAAACAGTTTTACTCTAATAGAACAAATACGAAAGCGCAACAAAATAGTACCTATAATAGTAGTAACCAGATGGGCAAATTATAAATTAGCTGTAGAGACATTAAAAGCAGGAGCATCTGGATTCTTATCTAAAGAAGGTTTAAATGAAACAATGGTACAAGAAGCTATAAGTGATGCCATTGGAGAAGCCGAAAAAATAGAAACTGTATTAATTCAATTAGACCAAATCGAGCGCAAACTAGATGGGCATAAATGACGAAGTATTACGACGTATTCTCTCTACATTAGATATATTAACCGAGAGATTTGCCAGACTAGATGAACGTAGTAAACATATTAGTGAAAAGCACGATAAACTTACTTCACAAATTATTAAACTAGATACGGAAATTATCGACCAAAAAGATTGTTTAAATAAATATGCTAATAAATTAGAACAATTAGTAGAAGAAACAAAGGATTTTGACAAGTTTAAAGAAGATTTATCAAATCTTTATACGGAAACAAAACAGGTTAAATATACTTTGGGAAAAATACTCGATATAGGACTAAAAATAGCAATGGCATTATTAATAACATACCTTACCTTAAAATTAAATTTGTCCGATAAACATGAAAATAATAAGCCTACCATACAAAACAGCCAGGGCGCTGATTAAAGAAGGTGATATATTACTTTTTAGAGGTCAAGGAAGAATTTCAAAACTCATTGGAGCAATGACAGAGACTAACTATAGTCATGTCGGAGTAGCGTCTTGGGTAAATGGGCACCATGATGATGATGCTTTGCTAGAATGTGTAGAATTTAAAGAAGGAAGCGCATTAATGAGCTTAATCAACTCTAATGCTGGTGGCGGGGGCAGGTCAATAAATTTAGAACAAGCGGTTAAAAAACAACCAGACTGTATTGATGTTTACAGACCGGCGACTCGTTTTACAACCGCAGAATTTAATCCGGAAACCAAAGAAGTAGAATGGATTACTAGGGAATTTGATGGCAAATGTGTTACCAGAGTAATGCGTAAAATGACAGGTCTTCCTTATGGCTGGAAACGAATTTGGTGGATGATAAAACATAAATTGGTTCTATTTCGCTTAAGAAATAGGGCTTCTTTAATGAACGACGAATTACAAGACGTTATTTATCCAGTGTGTAGCACATCTTTATCTTATGCTTTTACAAAATGTTTGTTTGATTTAGTTAACAATCGAGCTGATGCTTGGATGGAACCAGGAGACATAGCGAAAAGTGCCCGTTTAAATTATTTGTTTACATTAGGAGTATAATATGCAACTAACGCGCTATCACGCTAATAGAATTGGCGCAAAGGTTAAAAATCTACATACTTCTGATAAACAAGAAGTATTTTTTGACCCCGCTACTATTACTTTAATTACTACTATTGTTTTACAAGTTATTAAACTGATTAAACATTGTACTAAAGATTCTGAAACACCAGAAAAAGAGGCTTTGGAAGTAGCTCACCGCCCGTCTTATTCTAATCAAAGACAATTAAACAGAATCTTGCGTAAAAAACTAGGGTGGCGAAAATATTGGAAAGAAGGAACCAAATATAAAGAAGCTATTTTAGATGAAGGTAAAATATTAACTAAAGAAGACATATTGGGTCTTTATACAGACGAAGAGCAACAAGCTTTATATATAGAAAATAGTTAGGATAAAAATGGAAAAAGAGGATAAGATTTTATCTTTTGATGCCTCTCAGCTTTTAGAAAAATGGAAAAAGAAACAAGAAAAAGTTAAAAGAGAAGATTGGATAGATTATTTTATTTTAAAAGCCTATCGAATATCTACCCGTAGTTTAGACCCCCAGACGCAATGTGGGGCTATAATTATAACTCCAGAAAAAGATATTGTGGCTACAGGCTACAATAGTTTCGTTCGTGATATAGATGATTCTGTCTTGCCTAATCTGCGACCAGAAAAATATGACTGGATGCTACACGCAGAACACAATGCCATTCTTTCCTGTGCTAGACGAGGGGTTTCTTGCAATAAATGCTACGCGTATATTACTGGACCTCCGTGTATTTACTGTACACAATATATGTATCAAGTGGGCATAAAAAAGATATTTTATACAGAATTAAACCCTGCAAATATGTGCCAAGGCAAAGAAGCTAAAATAAAGTGGGAAATTTTAACATATCTTTTAAATAAAAAAATAGAATTTTGTCCCATTTTTCCAGGAGAAAAATTAAAGCGAAAAATTTTAGAAATTAAAAGTTGTAGGACACTTGATTAGGGGTATAATAAGGTAGACCGGAGTTAAAAGAGCGTCTTGACATATAATGTCTAACAGCTAAGCGGCACGTTTTCGGTCTTTACATCTTAGTCAACTGAAGCACAAAATAAGTACACTCATAAAGCAACAAGTAGTTAACAGTACTTCACATACTGTATCTACAGTTGAAAAAAACTTTATACAAGCGCGTGCGAAGTATAACTTTTCATCGTGTCGCTTTTTAATAATCACAAGGCCCATCTTCGGATGGGCCTTTTATTACTAGGACATATATAGGAACAATAATGAAAAATTTAGACATTGGTAGTTCAAAACAAACTAATAAGACATTTGAAATTACTTTGTTGGTCAAAGACAATCAGGGTAATTCTACTGGTTTCAAAAAAAATTATACCACAGATGACCCCGTTAAACTTTCTAACTTTTGGAATTGTTATTCTGGGGTTCATAAAAAGAAAAAAAGAAAAACTAAAGCTGCAACAGGTCAGGAAGTTAACAGAGGATTAAAAGAAGCCGCTGAATATGCGGATAAAATACAAAAGGAGAAAGATGTCAGCACTGAATGAGTTGATGAATTATACGTTTGTTTCCCGTTATTCGAGATGGCAACAGGATAAACGTAGAAGAGAAACATGGAAGGAAGCAACTGATAGAGTACGAAACATGATGTTGGAATTTTATAAAGATAAAGATGTTGAGAAAGATATTGATTGTGCCTATGATATGATGGCTAATAAAAAGATATTGGGCTCACAAAGAGCATTACAATTTGGTGGAAAACCTATTCTACAAAAACATGCACGGTTATATAACTGTGTGTCTTCTCCGTGTGATAGACCAAGATTCTTTCAAGAATATTTTTGGCTATTATTATGTGGCTGTGGGGCTGGATTTAGTGTTCAAAAACACCATATAAAGAAATTACCAAGACTATTTAATACTGTTCAACGATATTGTGACAAGCCTATAAAAGAATTTGTTATTCCAGATACCATAGAAGGCTGGGCGGACGCTATTGGTATTTTGCTTACCAGCTATTTAAACATAGCTATTGATAAACAATATAAAGAATATGTAGACTATAGAGTGCGTTTCAAATTTCATAAAATTAGAAAGAAAGGTTCTCCCCTTAGTTCTGGAGTTGGTAAGGCCCCAGGGCCAGAAGGCTTAGCGAATAGTCTAAAACAAATTGATGCCTTGTTATTAAGGTGTCTACAAAACAAACAAGCGAAACTTAAACCAATTGATGCCTACGATATTTGTATGCATATTGCCGACGCAGTTCTTAGCGGAGGAGTTAGACGTTCAGCTACAATAGCACTATTTAGTCCTGACGACGAAGATATGCTGAATGCTAAAACGGGTAACTGGTTTATTGATAATCCCCAACGAGCCCGTTCAAACAATTCGTGCGTACTATTGAAATCTGATACATCATACCCAGATTTTCAAGACATATTACAACATACCAAAGAATACGGGGAACCGGGGTTTGTATGGGTTGACGATTTAGAACACCTTGTAAATCCTTGCGTTGAAATTTCGTTTTGGTGTTACAACATAGTAGACCAAACCAAGTACGACAAATACATGGAAACTTATGACGGCAAAGGATATGATTGTAACTTAAAAAAGATAGGTTTAGAATCTGGTTGGCAAGGATGCAATTTGTCCACTATTAATTCCGCATCTGTTAAGAGTACAGAAGATTTTTTTGAAAGAGCAAGGGCGGCAGCTATTATTGGAACATTTCAAGCGGGATATACGACTTTTAACTATCTAACTCCTGCCTCAGAAGCTATCTTTAAACGAGAAGCTTTACTAGGGGTAAGCATGACAGGAACAATGGAAAACTTTGATATTGTTTTAGACCCAAATAATCAAAAAGAAGCAGCAAGAATTATCAAAGAAACAAATAAAGAATTTGCCCAAAAAATTGGCATCAATCAGGCCGCTAGACTCACCTGTTTAAAGCCAGAAGGAACCACATCTTGCATTTTAGGAACATCGTCTGGTATTCATCCTCACCATTCTAAGAGATACCACAGAGTTGTTCAGGCTAATAAAACTGAGACTCCTTATAATCATTTTAGAACTATCAATGAGACGGCGTGTGAAACGTCTGTTTGGTCTAATAACAATACTGATGATGTTATCCGCTTTCCGATAGAAGTTCCAGATGGAGCAAAAACCAAAAACCAACTTCCGGCTTTGGCCTTATTAGAAATAGTAAGAAGCACGCAGCAAAATTGGGTTATAGCGGGAACCAATAAAAATCTATGCACACAACCGTGGCTGACGCATAATGTTAGCAATACTATTAATGTTTTGGACGACGAATGGGAGGACGTAGGTGAATTCATCTATAAAAATAGAAGGTATTTTTGCGGTATTTCTTTACTGCCTCATTCTGGAGACAAAGACTATCCACAAGCACCGTTTACGGCAGTATATACGTCTAGAGAGATAGTCAAAGAATATGGAGAACCGGCTCTTTGGACTTCTGGATTAATAGAATTGGCTTTGCAGTCATTTGAAAATAACCTATGGACAGCTTGTGATTTTTGTCTTATAGAACGACAAAGAGAAGACGCACTATCAACTGTAAATGGCTCTAAAGGTGCAGTATATAGAAAACTGGGTAATAAATTAGAGTTTTTTGAACGAATGAAAAAATATGCTAAAAAATATTTTGACAATGATTTAAAGAGATTGACTTATTGTATGAAAGATGTATATAATTGGAAACTGTATTGTGATTTAAGGAAAACATTTAAAGCCGTAGATTATACAACTATGATAGAAGACGAAGACAATACTAAATTAGAAGAAGAGATTGCCTGTGCAGGAGGTGCCTGTGAAATCGTATAAAGGACATGAATGACAAGAAAACAAGAAGCCCGTACTAAACACAACAGACTTGTTGGTAAAACTGCCAATCAAAAGAAATATATTCAATCAATTAAAAATAATCGTATTACTTTGTGCATTGGTCCTGCTGGAACAGGTAAAACATATATAGCTGCTACATCAGGATTATTAGGCTTATTAGATAACGAATATAAAAAAATTGTTTTGACTAGACCTTTAGTTCAAGCCGGTGAAGACACCGGGTTTTTACCAGGAGATATAGATAATAAATTAGCACCTTATATCCGTCCAATCTTCGATGAATTTTTACTAAAAACAAGACAGTCAGAGCTACAAACTCTTAGAGGTCAAGGGGCTATAGAAATAGTCCCATTTGCCTATATGCGTGGTCGAAATTTCTATAATTCGTTCATTTTGTGCGACGAAGCACAAAACGCGAGTAAAAAACAATTAAAATTACTCTTGACAAGACTGGGTCAATCGAGTAAAATGGTACTAGCGGGAGACATCGCACAGTCCGACCTCGCTTCCGGCGGTAATCAATTTGTAGATATAATAAATAAATTAGAAGGTTTAGAGAATGTTGGAATAGTTAGATTAACTACTAGCGACATCATTAGAGACCCATTAATTGAGAAAATTTTAGAGAGACTGGAAGATGAAAAGAAAGAGAACATTAGTACTTAATGCGGACTATCAGGGGCTGGGTTTAATTGGGTGGCAAAGTGCTATGAAGCAGGTTGTCAAATACCAACTCACCCAAAAAGACGGCGCGCATTTAATTGATTGGTATAATGATGATTTTATATTAAGCTGCAATGGGGATAAATTTCCTGTTCCTGCCGTAATACGCAGGGCTCAATATGTTAAAAAGAAACATGTTCCTTTTTCTAAAAAGAATGTTTTTTTGAGAGACCAAATGACATGCCAATATTGTGGCAAATTGGATTTAACCTGTTATACCTTGACCTATGACCATGTGGTTCCTCGTAAAAAATGGAAGTTAGAAAAAAGAAAAGGAACTCCTACTCATTGGGGTAATATTGTTACTTGTTGTCGTAAGTGTAATCTTCGAAAAGGAGATAAAACACCAGAACAGGCTGGACTAAGACTAAAAAAAGAACCTCGTGCGCCTAGCTCTCATATGTATATATTGGGCATTACTCCGTGGACCAATATAGAACCAGAATGGGAATCGTATTTAACCCCTTTATATAAATTATTAACCAATGGAAATGGCTAATGCCACTATATGTATTTGAATGTTACGAAGAAGACGGTGGTTGTGGTCGTGCTTTTGAGATTAAGACCACAATGGACAAAATCTCATCAACCCATCCCTCCTGTCCTTCGTGTCGTAAACGAAAATCTGTAGCCAGAAATTTTCATACAGATATTACTGTATTTGATGCTGCTCCTAAAACAGTAGGAACACTAGCCGAAAGAAATGTGTCCCGTTTAAGCAAAGACGAACGTATTGCTATAACGAAAGAGCATAATGAGTATAGAGATAAACCTTTTACCGGAAGTCTCCCAAAAGGAGGCTCTTTATATCCTGTTGATAGTCAAGGACAAAAAGTGCCTAGACAGAGGAAAACATAATGACTGAAAAGAAAAGTAACCCAGACCGCATTTCTCTTAAAGATATAGACAAAGCTATTTTTCGTCCAAATGAAGACGAAGACACTTTAGAAGAACCGGAGACAAGTACTGTTGTATATACGTGGTGGGGCAAAAATGATACCACTCTAAATGGGTATCCTATTTTATTAAGCTCAGAAGATGATGAAATAGCTTATGCTAAAACTACAACATACAAGGAAACTAAAAGGTATTTTGTTAAAATAGGACCTAATGGAACGTTGGCAAACCCAGAAGGGCTTTATGCTAATAGAGATATGCAAAAGAAAATTGGTGATGAGTCGGCGTGGAGATGGAAGGAAATTAATCCTAGAGTTTTTAGATTCTATATTGAATTTTTAAAAACTAAGAACAGAGCATTTTTAAATAATGCTGAAAGAGAGGTATTTTAATGGCTAAGGGCAAATTATCACTGGAAGAAAAACACAAAATACAATTGAAATTATCAGAAGGTAAAACACATGCTGATATAGGAAAATTGTTAGGACGCAAGGAAGCTACAGTTAGTAAGTATGTTGGTGGAGAATTAACAGAGCTATATAGCGCTATGTTTAAATCCGAAGACGAAGACCAAGAAGAGATTGAAGAACCCAAAGAGTCTAAAGAACCTAATATTAGCGTGACTATAAAAAATCAGGTTATCAACAGACTGGTACATGATAATAGTAATTTAACTGTTAATAAGGCAACTTCGTTGGTCAATAAAGTATGTCGTAAAGTAACAGTGAAAGTGACGAATCCAGATTTGTTATATAATGCATGTCTTAAAAATCTAGGTGCGGGGGATATGATGTTGACCCAAACACAAGGAAAAAAAGGGGGAATTGCTATAATGACAAAATCTGCGTCAGAAAAATCCGACGAAGGTAAAGCAAATGTCACCCCGATTTCTAGAACAGCTAGAGGGGCCATTTTTAAACAAGAAGATGTTCGATAGTGGCGATAGAACTCTCAGACAAAAACAGGTATCCCTCTAGATATTCTCCAGGAGGATGGGTAAGAGCAGACCAATATATTTCTGAGTTAATGTGTGAAAGACGAGCTAGGCATCTAGATAAAGACTTGCCAACAAAGTTTTGGAATCTAGACGAGTGGAAGGGATACTTTATGTACCAATTAAAACTAGCTCAAAAAATGATAACAGAATATCAAACCAAGGCTATTATTATGGCTTTGCAAGATAGTAGAACATTTAAGACATATAGTTTAAAGGTCAAATGGTTTAAAACCATTGTAGAAGAATATAATTCCAGTTTGAAAAAACAAGAAACCAATGAGCCAGATTTATCTCCTGTGCAAACTGGAACATCATTTAAGCGCAAAGAATTTAATAAGAAAAAAAGTATTTTGAATAGATTGGATGAATTAGATGACAGTTGATAAGGCTTTAGAAAAAGAATATGGCAAATCATCGTTTTTTACAGCAGACTCACTGCTTGAAACAGAAGATGTTGTTATTCCTATAAGTCCAGCATTGGACTTAATTTTGAGCGGTGGCATACCAGAAGGTAGTTTTGTTTTAGTAACAGGGCCTCCTAAAATCGGCAAAACAACTATGTGTTTGCAGTTTGCGGCAAATGCTCAAAAAGAAGAGTTTGGTGGTCGTGATGTTCATTTCTTTAATGTAGAAGGACGACTTAAAAAACTAAATATCTTAGGTATTCGTGGTCTTCAAGCGGATAAAATACAAGTTATCGGTTCTTCTCAGGAAAAAATCCTGTACGCCGAAGACTACCTGGATATATTAATCAAGTACGTGGAATCTAAACCAAATTCCGTTTTCATTTTAGATTCTTTGTCACAACTTTGTAGCAAAGAAAGACAAGCAAACGACATTGGAAATAGATTTCGAGACAACGTACCTCTTATGCTGGCTGACTTCACAAAGAAAATCAGCAATATCTTGCCAATTAATAAGAGCATTTTTCTGGGCATTACTCACTTAATTGCCAATCAGGGCCAGGGTCATAAGGTGTGGCTTGAGGCATCTGGTCAAAAGGTACAATATCAAGCTGATGTTAAACTAAAAGCCACACATCAAAACCCACATTTAGACGGAGATAAACAAGTAGGACAAATTATTCATTGGCTATGTGAAACTTCTGCTTTGGGGCCTCCTATGATGAAGGCTGATTCGTTACTTAGATATGGGCAGGGTCTAGATATGGAATATGAATTGCTAAACATGTGTATAGACATTGGTATTGTACAAAAGGGAGGTTCGTGGCTTACTATGCCGGACGAAACCAAAATACAAGGCATTGAAAAGGCATGTGCTAAATTGAGAGAAAATCCAAATTTATATAACGAATTAAATAAACAATTTAAAACGAGTCTGGGTCTATGAAAAGGTGGGTTAAAACTTTATCAGGACACAGGTGTGAATGGAAACTGCCCTCAAAAGTTATACAGGGCAATAAGCGCAAAACCAGCAATTACCACAGTGCTGCTAAAAAACTATTACAAGAGACATATTCGACCATCCAAATATTTGAAGAAGTTCCAATTCATACGGACACATTGCGCACATTATATTTAGATTTTTATATTCCTAGCCTAGACTTGGCCATAGAAGTACATGGAGAACAACACTATAATTTTAGTTCTCATTTTCATGGTTCTCGCAGGAAATTTTTAAAAGCACGGGCCAATGATAGGGATAAAATAACTTGGTGTGAACTGAATGGTATATTTATAGCAATTTTGTCTTATAAAGAATCTTTATCACAATGGAAAGAAAAGATAGTCAATTATGAGTACGATAGATGACCAAACCAAATTGTTCACTATGCTTAAAGATTATGAGTCATTATGTGGGATTCCTGATAATAAGTTGCCTGGACCTAAAGAAGAAATACAAAAATATCTTACTATGTCTAGGGAAGAATTAAAAGGCCTGAATATAGAAGATTGTGCAGAAATATCATGTCGTTTAGCACAGTATTCAATATATGTTCAGCGTTTGATGAATATAGAACGGGGAATTTTAAAATGGGCAGAACACAAAATATTAGAGGCGGTTTCTGTTGAATCCCAACAATATGATAAATTTATTAAACATGAGGTTAAAGTCCGTTTAATTGCCAAAGAAAATAGCCATGTACAAAGGTTGCTAGATTTGATAAATTATGCAACGCAAACATCTACAAGATTAGAATACTTCGCCGGAGACATTAAAGAATTATTTCATGTAATAATAGAACTACAAAGAGCCAAAACCAACGTAATGAGAATAAACAATGAATCTAGATGATTTTTTAAGCACATTAACATCAGAACAAAAAGAAAAGTTAAAAAGCGCCCTGGACGATTCTCCGTTGCCGGAACCAATAGAAAAACCTAAGCGCAGACAAAGAAGAACCAGCTCAAAAACTAGTAGGTCTTCTGGTAAAATTAAAAAAGTAGGTAAAGTTACAGCAAAGTCTGGTAAAAGCAAAAAAAATCGTCGCGTAGAACCGGTTTCTACAGAACAACAAGAAAATATATTTAAAACCAATCGCCGCGCGCTTATTACAGATACAGAGTTTAAAAAGGGCAGGGATAAAGACAATAGAGATGACAAGTTATTAAGCGGCGAAAACGAACTTACTGATAGAGGAGAACAACGTTTAGGTTATTTAGAAGCCAAATGTAGTAAATGTGAATTTATGTATGAAAATGTTCCAAGTAACAGGTGTTATACCGACGATAGTGAATCCGTATTTATTTGTGACGACTGTGTAGGTAGGAGATAAAATGAGTAATCCTCTTGCTGATGTAGCAGCAGAAAGAGCGGTTTTATCAGGAATATGTCAATTTGGACAAAATGTTTATTTAGATATAGCCGATATTGTTAAGGAAAAAGCTTTTACCAACGAATATAATCAGGCAATTTTTGCGTGCTTGAAACATGTTCTATGTAAAGAAGATATAGTAGAAATAGATGCTGCTTCTATTTACTCTGCTGGAGAAGAACTCGGGTTTTCTAACTTATTGGCTAAGAAAAGCTGTTCTCAACATATTCAATCGTTATTTAATTTTCCTGTTTCTCAAAAGAATATTCGACGTTTTGCCGGTAAAATTACCAAACTACAAATAGCCAGAGACTATAGAACTAAACTAAATACAGTTTGTGATGATTTACTAGAAATTAATGGAGATGAATCTATTACCCATATTCTTGGAATTGGGGAAAATGCCATATTCGAATTTTCAGAGCATTTATTAGATTCAGACAACGAACCAAAATTATTAGGCGAAGGTTTGGTGGACTATGTAAACTACCTTGCTACAAACCCCGTGGACCAACTAGGCTTACACACAGGTTTTCCTCAATACGACGCAGCAATAGGAGGAGGATTAAGACCTGGAACTGTCAATGTTATTGGGGCTCGCCCAAAAGTGGGTAAAACTCTTTTAGCAAGTAACATGGGATACCATTTAGCGGCTAATGAAAAAATTCCTATCTTGAATATGGATACGGAAATGCAATTGGAAGACCATCAACACAGAACATTGGCAATGACATCCGATTGTTATATTTATGATATAGAAACTGGTAAATTTGCACAAAAACCAGGATATCGCAAAAAGGTTATGGATGCTTCCCGCAAAATAGAAGATGGAAAGATACCATATTATCATCGCTCAATAGCAAGTATTCCGTTTGAAGAACAATTGGCTATTATGAGAAGATGGTTGGTTAAGAAGGTAGGATTTGATAATGAAGGCAAAGCGAAGCCGTGTGCTATTATTTATGACTATCTAAAATTAATGACATCAGAAAGTATTGATAAGAATTTAGCAGAATTTCAGGCGCTAGGATTTATGATGACTAGTCTGCATAATTTTGCAGTAAAATACAAACTTCCCATTTTGTTATTTATACAGTTAAATAGAGACGGTATTAATAGGGAGGGAACAGATACAGCAAGCGGTTCAGATAGAGTCATTTGGTTATGTTCAAACTTTACAATATTTAAACTAAAATCTGATGAAGAAACCGCCGCAGATGGCCCTCATGTGGGCAATAGAAAATTGGTGCCCGTTGTAGCTAGACACGGTTCTAGCTTAGCAGACGGAGATTATATTAACTGTTTTATGAAGGGTAGTACTTCTAGTATTATTGAGGGCAAGAGAAAATTTGAAGCTTCAAAACAAGACAACAAATCATTCTAGTGTCAAACAAATTGAAACAAAAATTGTAGCTAATTTTACCAAAATCATAGACCATTTTCAATTAGACCTAGAAGAAAGCTCAAGGTTTTATGTTGGGGCCTGCCCAATTCATAACGGGGATAATCCAACCGCATTCAATTTTTATCATCAGGGAGAATCATACGCAGGTAATTGGCAGTGCCATACTCAACAGTGTGAAAAGACCTTTGTTAGTTCGTCAGTCGGATTAATAAGAGGTCTTTTGTCTAAGTCTAGATTGAAATGGGAAGTACCAGGAAACGAAATAGTTTCATTTGCAGACACATTGAATTGGTGTGAAGATTTTTTTGGGTGTAAAGTATCAAAAGAAATTGATATATATTCAGAAGATGATAATTTGACCAGATGTATTAATTATGCATATAAAGGCATTAAAATTCCGTACAGCTTCAAAATTTCCTCCCAGGCATTTAGAGACAAGGTGCAAATTCCAAGCACCTATTTTGTCAATCGGGGATTTAGTCCACAAACAATGGATACATTTGGCGTGGGCTTATGCTCTGCTCCAGGGAAACCCATGAATAACAGGGCAGTTGTTCCTATATATGATATTAATGGTCAAAATGTCATCGCATGTACTGGTCGTAGTATTTACGAACGGTGTAAATTATGCAAAGGATACCATAGTAATCTAATGCCTTGCCCCAATCCTAAATATGCTAGAAAATTAAGTAAGTGGAATCATTCTCCTAATTTTCCCGGCCAATATATGCTATACAATTATCACAATGCTATTTCAGAAATAAAAAAGAGTGGTACGGCCATCTTAGTTGAAGGATGCCCAAATGTTTGGAGACTGTGGGAAGCTGGATTTAAAACAGCCTTGGCATCTTTTGGTTCTAAATTTAGCGAACATCAAAAAAAACTACTAGACACTATCGGGGCAACCACTATAGTAATAGTACCAGACGTAGATAAGGCTGGTTCAAAAATGGTAGAAACGGTTAAAAAACAGTGTCAACACAGTTACAATATTTATGTAATTAAACCGGATTATGAAGATGATATAGCAGAATGCGATATCAAAAAAGTACAAAGTTTAGTCAGACCAGCAATAGAGAGATTTAATAGTGGAAACTAAAATTTTAGGACTAAGTGGTAAAAAGCAATCTGGTAAGAATACATCTGCCAATTTTATACTAGGTCAGTTTATGAAAAATGTTAATCTCATAAGCGACTTTCAAATTACAGGTGAAGGGCAATTATGGATTGTGGATTTGCTTGGAGATGAAAGTGTTAGGGGTGTTTTCGATGTCTTTAGAAAAAATTCCGATATGGACAAATTCAAGGAAACAGAATTAAACCATTTTATTCAATTGTACAGCATGGCTGACCTGTTGAAAGAAAACATCTGTATAAATGTTCTGAACTTAACAAGAAAACAGTGTTATGGAACCGATGAGCAAAAAGATACTAAGACACATTTAAAATGGGAAAATATGCCGGGAATTACAACAAATCCACATATGCTTCAAATTGGCGCTGTTGATTTAGGATGTAAAACA